CGTCAGTGAACGTAAAGACCTTATGACCAGTGTGGACACTGAGGACGATATTGACACCGAAGGGACTATAGAGGTCTATAATGACTTAAGAGCATACATAGAAGAATCTAACATTAATGATTAATTTAACATTAATGATGTTATAACATTAATGTATTTATTAATATTTATGTCTATACATATATGTATATACTATAGAGTATAACTAACACAAAGGAGCTTGTATGCCATTGTCCGATGAAGAATTAGCACAATTGGGTGAAGAATGCTGGTATTGGTCTACCATTGAAGACATTGGTCTTATGTTCACCATTTATGGGAAAGATAAGGTCTTAACCGATGTTGCCAATTATTTGATTCGTAAGTGGGAGGAACAAAAAACCAAAGATGAGGAAGATGTATAATGTTGTTGTCTTTGTTTGTGTTTGTCTTAACCATCATAAAGGTGTCACTTAGGTGACAGTGGAGTTAACATGAGAGTTCTTGTAGCTTGTGAGTATTCTGGGAGGGTTAGGGATGCTTTTCTCAAGCGAGGGCATTATGCGCTGTCTTGTGACTTGCTTCCGTGTGAATCTGAACAGTCCGGGGATCACTATCAAGGGGATGTAACGGACATTCTGGATCACGGATGGGATCTGATGATTGCACATCCACCCCGCACTCATTTGGCTGTCTCAGGTGCTCGATGGTTCAAAGACAAGCAACAAGAGCAAAAAGAGGCTTTGGATTTTGTTAAACTGTTGCTGGATGCACCTATCAACAGAATAGCTCTTGAGAATCCAATCAGCATTATTTCCAGTAGAATCAGGAAACCAGATCAAGTCATTCAACCTTGGCAGTTTGGTCACGGAGAGACTAAAGCTACATGCCTTTGGCTCAAAAACCTGCCAAAACTGACACCTACCAACATTGTGGAAGGAAGGGAGGCACGAGTCCACAAAATGACTCCAGGACCTAATCGCTGGAAAGAACGTAGTCGTACTTTTGAAGGTATCGCCAACGCAATGGCAGAACAATGGAGTAACTTATGAAAGTAATCCTAGAGTTTAATTGTCCAGAAGAATCATTTATTCTCAAATGTGCAGAGGAAGGAGTACCTAACAGAATGCTCCTAGAATCGATTAAAACCACCCTAGAATCGCATGAAAACTATGGGGTAGGGGCTGAGGTAGTCCTGCAGGAAATAAAGGCTCAAATGAGGGGATGGAAATGATCTCAGAAATTGACATTAGAGACTTTACAGAACTTTACAAACTCAACAGAGGAGATGAGTTCAAGTTTGTAGATAATCAGGGCTTTAGCATTCCACCTGATTCGACTGAGATAAACCCGTTAGAGGCTTATAAGTTCATAGGTGTTGATGGAATGTATGCTAAGATTAGGAAGCTAAGCTCTCCTACTGGCTGTATTGACTTTGTAGCTGCCTGGACCAAGGTCAGAAAACTTTGAAAGTACTTTACTTATGAACGATAAACCAGACCCATACTGGCCTTTCCCGACTGCTCCTGTGAAACCTTACCAGGAACCTAAAGGGTTTATCCCGTATCCTTCTGATGCAGAGGAGGCTCCATTGTGAAAACAGATGACATAAACCGTATGATCGATGAGATGAGTTCAAGGAGAGACGAAATCATCAAGATGGCGCGAGAGTGCGGGGATTGGAACGGACAAACCGTGGAGATGAATGACGTAGGACTTGAGCGCTTCTTCCACATGGCCCAAGCCGCAGAGCGTGAGGCGGCAGAGGAGCGGGTAGTTGATTTGTTTACCGACATGGAAACGCCGTACTTGCCCGACATCGTTGCCGCCATTCGACGTCGATCAGAGATCGACTCAATCGTTCATTTTGAACGATCAGCAAGGGGTAACCGATGATGCATGAAACAACCTCAGAATTCATCAAGCATATCGCCTGTGAGCATTGTAAGTCTTCTGATGCTAATGCTCTCTACTCAGATGGGCACACCTACTGCTTTGCCTGTGGAGTGATAGAATCTGAAAACATAACCAACCATTTTTTTAAACCAAAGCCAGAGATGAAAACAGAGGGCGAAGTTAAACCGATTCCAGACCGAGGGATCACCAGGGACACCTGTGAGCACTACAAGGTCACTCAGACAGGTCAGAAGCATATCTATCCATATGCTGATGAGTCTGGTGCTTATGTGGCCTCCAAGGTGCGTACAGTGGCTAATAAGATGTTCTCAGTTGAGGGTCAATGGAGCAAAGCTACTCTGTTTGGACAATCCTTGTTCCACAAAGGAGGCAAGTACGTCACCATCGTAGAAGGTGAACTAGACGCACTAGCGGCTTTTCAGATGCTAGGCAGTAAGTGGCCTGTCGTATCCATCAGGAACGGTGCTCAAGCGGCCCTGAAGGACTGTAAGGCTAACTTTGAGTGGTTGGAATCTTTCGAGAATGTGGTTATCTGCTTTGATGCTGATGAACCAGGGAAGAAAGCTGCTGAAGAGGTAGCAGAACTGTTCGGTTCTAAAGCCAAGGTACTTAAACATATTAAGGAATGTAAGGATGCCTGTGATTACCTATCTAGTGGAGAGACTCAAGCGTTTGTTAACTCTTGGTGGAAAGCAGAAACCTATGTTCCAGACGGCATCGTAGCTGCCAGTTCACTCTGGGAGGAAGTAAGCACTCCAGAGAAGCCAGCAGAGGCTTTGTATCCATTCAAGGGACTGAATGATCTTCTGTATGGCCTACGACCGGCTGAGCTGATTACAGTCACTGCTGGATCAGGACTAGGGAAGAGTCAATTCCTACGAGAGATTCTCTTTAACATTCTGAACACCACGAAGTGGAACATTGGTGGTATGTTCTTGGAAGAATCAGTGCGTAAGACTGCTCGTAGCATTATGAGTTTAAAGGCTAATAAACTCTTACATCTTCCTGACACTAAGGTTTCACTTGAGGAGCTTCACCATGCTTTCGAGCATACTCTTGGGACTAATCGGATTTATCTGTTTGACCACTTCGGTAGCACTTCTGCTGACAACATTGTTAATCGTATCCGGTACATGGCTAAGGCTTGTGATTGTCGGGTTATTTTTCTCGATCACTTGTCTATCATCATTTCTGGTCAAGATAACGGAGACGAGCGTAAAGCAATTGATGTGCTAATGACTCGCCTGCGTACACTTGTACAAGAACTGGGAGTAACTCTGATTGTTGTGTCGCACCTAAAACGTCCTAATGGAAACCAAGGCCACGAAGATGGGCAGGCAGTGTCTTTGAGTCAACTGCGAGGCTCAGGAGCCATTGCACAGCTCTCAGACGCTGTGATTACTCTGGAGCGTAACTCCATGAGTGCAGACGCCAATGAGAGGCACACTACCAAAGTAGCAGTTGCAAAGAACCGTTATAGTGGCCTTACTGGACCTGCTTGTGATTTAAAATACGATGTAGATACTGGTAGAATGCACGAAGTTAAGATGGAGGATCTATGAAAACAATCATTCATGTGAATCAGCACAATATCAAGGCTAATACTAAAAACGGAACTAATTTACCTGTTCTTACGGTAAAAACATATAAAAGTAACAAATACGCACACGAAGTAAAGATAAATGGACCTTCTGAGCTAGTATACAGTAAAGATAAACCTCTTTCTTGTGGTGCTCGTGTATGGATTCAAACCCAAGCAGAAGTGGAGATTGTCAAATGAGCAAGTCAGACGGAGGTAAGGGAAGCAGTCCTCGTCCATTCAGTGTGTCCGAAGAGGAATACGCACAGAAGTGGGAACGTATCTTTGGTAAGAAGGATATAGAGAAGATCGTAGAAAACGCTAAAGAGTATCTTATTGAAAAAGGTGCTGATATCCACAGTGATAAAGGATACAGCATTGGACGAGCAGAAGAGGCTTTTGAAGCTGCTAAGAAACGTGAATGGAGAGGTTTAAAAGATGATTGAACACATCATTGTAGGGGCTACAGGAGTGGGCTACGCTATCGTAGGCACTCTCCAGTGGCTCAAGGGGGATCTACCCAATGGTATGATCTGGTGTGGATATGCTGTGGCACAGGTGGGACTATGGATCAATCTAAAATGACTAGAAAAGCAATGAAACAGGCGCTGGAGGCGTTGGAGGAAGTTAAGTCATGGACAAGTCCCACACGATGGGATGGATGCTTTGATGAAGAAATCACCGCCCTACGCCAAGCCCTAGAGCAGGCCGAGAAGCAGGAGCGGGTGGCGGTTCATCAGTACCGCATACAAGGATGTTCAGATTGGTATGACGGTTACCCTGACCCAACAGATAAGAATGTCCCAAATCCATATGAGGAACGAACCCTTTACACCACCTCACAACCACAGCGTGAATGGGTTGGTCTGACAGATGAGGAGATCGATAGCATCCCATTGATTGGCCGTCGTTTGACAAAGTTTGCCCGCGCCATCGAAGCCAAGCTAAAGGAGAAGAACACATGAGCCTTATTCCAAAAGAAGTCCTTTTGACACATCTGCAACGAGCAGAGATGGCAAGCGATGTAACTCTGCCGATTGAGTTCTTTCGTGACTTGATTTATCAGGCACTTCCGCGTGAGTGGGTAGGACTTGATGACGATGAAATGCTCACGATCTATGGACAAAACCATGAAGGTAAAAAATACAGCCTTGGCCGCACGATTGAAGCCAAACTAAAGGAGAAGAATCTAAAATGATGGACATTGACACACTGGTTGGAAGGTTGATTGACCTCGAATCCAAGTATTATGAGTTACAATCTAAGTATCAAACATTGATTCATCAGTATGAGGAACTGAAGGCTTCACATGAAAATTGCATTGGACATAGAAACGGACCTGTCACACAGTACGATCCATTTGTGCGTCACAAAACACCTTGAAACAGGAGAAACAAAAGTATGGAAAAATCCAAGTGGCCTAAACGACTATCTAAGCAAGGCTACACTCCTGATAGCTCACAATGGGATCGGGTTCGATTTCTATCACTTGAACAGATTGTGGAAGACGAAGATAGGATTGAAGAAGGTATACGACACATTAGTAGCAAGCAGGCTATTAGAGCCAACGAGAGAGACAGGACACAGCTTGGAAAGCTACGGAAAGCAGACAGGTACTCAAAAGATTGACTACCCTGCTGTGTGGTCTTGGATGATGAACAGACGAGAGGAGTATCCTGGTGAATGTTTTGATCGACCTATTGAACAGCTTCTGGAACATTACTGCATACGCGATGTTGACGTTTTAGAAAAAACGTATGTTTTTCTGACAAATTCACTTGAGTCCAAAGGATTCTCAGAAGAGTCAGTAGAACTAGAGCACCAAGTAGCAGCAATTATTGCTCAACAAGAACGTAACGGATTCAAACTGGACACTGTTTATGCAACCTGTTTACTTACTGACCTCAAGACAAAAATGGCAGGAATATATGAACAAATGCAAGAGCGATGGCCTCCAAAAATCACCACAGGAAGAGTCCACAAACGTAACGGCAAGCCTCTTGACGACATTATCGAGCCCTTCAATCCTGGATCACGTAAGCAGATCGGAGAAAAGCTCCAAGAGCTAGGATGGAAGCCTAAGAAGTTCACTGAGACAGGACAACCAATCGTTGATGAAGTTGTTTTGATGGATGTGAACATTCCAGAGGCTAAACTGATTGCTCAATACTTGTTGCTTCAGAAACGTATTGCTCAAGTAGAATCGTGGTTGGAGGCTATGGGACCAGACGGACGAGTACACGGTAAGGTTATCACTAACGGTGCTGTGACAGGACGTATGACTCATTCTAAGCCTAACATGGCACAGATTCCTAATGCTGGAAGCTTGTATGGACCTGAATGTAGACAATGTTGGACGGTAGAAGATGGTAATGTATTGGTCGGTTGTGATGCTAGCGGTCTTGAGCTACGTATGCTTGCTCACTTTATGAAGGATGAAAATTATGTCAGAACTGTCACTGAGGGATCATCTAAAGATGGAACAGACATTCACACAATAAATCAGAAAGCAGCAGGACTACAAACAAGAGATCAGGCAAAAACATTTATCTATAGTTGGATGTACGGCGCAGGGGATGCAAAGATAGGTTCCATCGTAGGGGGCAACGCACGAGACGGGGCTTTTCTTAAAGAGAAGTTTCTAAAACAGACTCCCGCTTTAGGTAAATTAATGTCTATTGTTTCTAAGTATGCAGTTAAAGGCTGGGTTCCAGGCTTAGATGGTCGTAAGATTTGGGTACGATCTGAACACGCTGCTTTGAACAGTCTCCTACAAGGTGCAGGGGCTATTGTGATGAAGAAGGCGCTGGTGATATTTAATGATAAAATCAAGCTAAACAAATGGCCTGTAAAGCTCGTAGCCAATGTTCACGATGAGTTCCAGTTTGAGGTTCCTGAGCAGCTTGCAGAAGTCACAGGAGAGGCTGCTCGTCAGTCAATCATTGAAGCTGGTTTATACTTTAACCTAAGATGTCCTCTGGACGGAGAATACAAATATGGCAGAAACTGGCGTGAAACCCACTGAGTATGATGCTAGAATCATCATTGACATTGCTGATGATAGCTTCAAAGTCTCACATACTGCAAACCTAGAACTAGATCAAATCTATGTTATATTTGCAGCAGCGCTGGATTATATGGATACTTTGGTGGAACAGATTGAACCACCTAAGTTTTTGAATTAATCGGGAAAGCTACTTCTATGGCCTACTGGTGTGCTGGACAACAAAGCCAGTCAGAAACCCAAGCATCGTAGAAGTAGCAAGTACCTTAATGACAGCTTGGAAAGACAAGCAACTTTATTAACTTTCAAAGGAATTGAAAAATGAGTGATCTGAAACCCGTTAAAATCTCTGGTGAGCTGTTCTGGTCTAAATGGATG